CAACTACCAACAGAATTAAAAAGACAGAGGGGAACTTTGAGGGCAGATAGACAAAATCCAGCCGAACCGATTCTACCTTCGACTATACCTCCTACACCAACTTGGTTGAGCGAGCAAGGTCAAAAGAGTTTTATCGAATTGAGTTTACTCCTTCACGATATGACCGTATTGACTCTAGCCGACTCTATGGCACTTGAAATGCTTTGCGACTCATACAGCGAGTATAAGAGCGCTAAAGAAGTTGTGAATACTCTAGGGTCAACTGAGATAGTTATGTCACGAGAGGGCAACGCAAAGACCGTCATTCGACCCGAGGTACAGATAGCTAACCAAGCTTTCGTTAGAGTCTTTCAATTACTAAAAGAATTTGGACTAACTCCATCGAGTCGAGCGAAGGTAAATGCAATCGAGGGTTACGCTAGTACACCAGACATAAAAATAGAAAATTTCTTTAGCAATGACGATTAATAACATCATATTGTTGAGGTCAACAAAACGATAAATGAATAATCTTGGAAACATAGATACAGCAGTTTGGTGGTACGATAAGGTAGCTGCTAGACGAGCTGTGGATTTTATAGAGATGTTTTGTCAACACACTAAAGGTGATTTGGCTGGAACTAAATTCATTCTTGAAGCTTGGCAAGTAGAAATCATAGAGGGCTTATTCGGTTGGAAGTCTAAGAAAACCAATCTAAGGAAGTTTAGACAATGTTTCATCTTCATACCTCGTAAGAACGGTAAAACGACTATGATGGTAGGTATAGCACTCTATATGCTATTTTCTGATGGAGAGAAAGGAGCTGAAATCGTATCGGCTGCTGCGGATAAAGAGCAAGCTAGATTATCGTTCTCTATCGCCAAACAAATGGTTATCCAAGAACCTCACCTAATCAAACGAGCTAACACCTATCGAGATTCAATCACTTACGATAAAGTTGGTTCGTACTACAAGGTTATATCGGCTGACGCAGACACAAAGCATGGATTAAACCTATCTTGTTGCCTTTTAGATGAAATTCACTCCCATAAAAACAGAGATTTATATGATGTTCTTCTTACTTCGATGGGTGCTCGTAAAGAGCCTCTTATGCTCGGTATCACAACGGCTGGTGCGGGTCATCAAAGAGACCATATTTGCAAAGAGCTTTACGATTATGCGAAGAAATTAATTGATGGTTCGATTGAGGACGATTCGTTTTTAGGTATAGTTTACGAAGCCGAATTAGACGATGATATTTTTGACGAAGAAGTTTGGAAAAAAGCTAATCCTGGTTACGGTTCAATCATTACTGAAGAGTACATGAAACAACAAGCTGTAAAGGCAAAAAATGAGCCTTCATACGAAAATACCTTCCGTAGACTCCACCTAAATCAATGGGTAGTAAACGAAGCCAAGTGGATTTCTGACCAGAAATGGATGCTTGGTGCGACTAAGGTAGATGAGAGTAAACTGAAAGGTAGACCTTGTTTTGCAGGGTTAGATTTAGCATCGACTCGAGATATTACGACTTTGGCTTTAATCTTCCCTGACGACAACGATGGGTACGATTTAATTATGCACTCTTTTATACCTGAAGAGAACGCACACAAACGAAGTGACCGAGATAAGGTAAACTATTCGAAGTGGGCTAGAGAGGGATTAGTAGAGCTTACACCAGGCGATGTGTGTGATTACAACTACATTAAACAAAAAATCAGAGACTTAGGCGAAATTTACGACATTCGTATGATAGCTTATGATAGATGGAACGCTTCTCAGATTGTGATAGACCTTACTGAAGAAGGATGTCCAATGATTCCTGTAGGTCAAGGTTATAAAACGATGTCTCCTGCAACGAAGCAATTCGAAACTTTAGCACTTAGTGGGAAGTTACGACATGGTGGTCAACCTGTGCTTAGATGGATGATGTCCAACGTAGTACTAACTTTTGACCCTGCTGGGAATGTCAAGCCAAATAAGGCGAAATCAAACGAAAAAATAGATGGTGTCGTTTCTTGTATAATGGCTTTATCAGAAGCGATGCAAAACAAAAACGGTGGAAACTCAACATACGATGAAAAGGAAATATTCTTTATCTAAAAACGAAATTTTAATACAGGAGCAAGGTTCTATAAGGGAAATTTGTACTAATGTATTAGCGAACAATACCGACTTGCATCTACTAGATGACCTCGTACAAGACATTTCGTTAATCCTCCTGACTCAAATGGAGGAAACAATACAATCTCTTTACGAAACAAATCAATTTCGCTTCTTTGTCGCTCGTATCGTCACCAATCAGGTTTTATCTAATACTAGTCCCTTTCACACGACTTATCGCCTTAGAGAGCCTAAAAACGACTTTATTCAAGAGGATTATGACTTTAGACCAGACGAAATGTGGTATAAAGCACTTAATTTACCTAACGATATGGCAAAAACCGTAATTTATCTTCGTTTTGAATACGGTCTAAAGATACGAGAAATAGCTGTATTGAAGGGAGTTAGTCCAAGGTACGTACACAAGGTACTACTAAAAGCTTACGAATATTTAGAAAAAGACCTATAATTAGGTTCACATAGTGGCTATTTTTGCTATTTGTAAGTATAACAGTATTCAATAAATCTACAGATTTGGGATTATTCGATTATTTTAAGAAAGATAAAATTGCTGAAGTTGAGCAAAGAGGTGTTTACGGTGATACAATCGTAGGAAGCTTTTTGGGTTCCTCTTCAGGTGAAAACGTATCTAAAGAACAAGCTCTAAGAGTCGCAGCCGTTTGGTCTTGCGTTAGAGTATTGTCTGAGACTATAGCTTCCCTTCCTATTTCTCTTTATGAAAAAGATTCTAGTAATAGAAAAACCGTAAAGTCTGATAGCCCTTTAAACACCCTTGTTGGAGAGCAACCTTCACCACTATTCAACTCGTTTATGTTCTTCGAGCGCATTCTAGTGGATTTGTCTATGGATGGTAATTTCTACGCTTATATTGAGCGAAACAAAGGAGGTTTACCTATTGGACTTCACCCAATTAAATGTGATGATGTTGATGTTTTTATAGCTCCAAAAGGAAGGGGAGTTTATTACGAAATAAAAGATGACGAAGGTTCTTACCCATTTGTAGGTGTAGTTCAATCGATAGATATGATTCACGTTAAAGGTTTATCCTTTGATGGAGTTGTAGGTAAATCACCAATAGCAACGGCAGCAGAAACTTTAGGGATAGCAATCGCTTTAGATAAGCACGCTGGTTCATTCTTTAAGAACGGAGCTGCAATAGGAGGAATCCTTAAACACCCAGGAACACTAAAACCTGAGACAGCTAAACGACTTAGAGACTCTTGGAGTACTAAATACTCAGGAGCAGACAACGCAGGTAAAACAGCTATTTTAGAAGAAGGAATGGAGTTCCAAGCTCGTTCTATACCAAACAATCAAGCACAATTTTTAGAGTCGAGACAGTACCAAATATCTGACATTTGTCGTATCTTTAGAGTACCGAATCACCTCGTAAACGACTTATCTAACGCTACTTACTCTAACATCGAGGCACAGCAAATAGATTTTGTCGTACACACTATAACACCTTGGATTAAACGAATCGAGTCGGAATTAAACTCTAAACTCGTACCGTTTAAAAAGAGAGGTAAAGAATACTTTAAATTCAACCTTACGGCTATCCTAAGAGGAGATTCTAAGGCTAGAGCAGATTACTACAGAACTTTGGTTAATATTGGCGTTATGTCACCAGACGAGGTTCGTAAGTTGGAAGACTTAAATAGTATCGGTGGAGCTTCAGAAGATTTCTATATGCAATCTAACATGATGCCTATAGACCGACTAGGAGAGGGAACGTCAAGAGAAGACCTAAACGAAAATATTGAGAAAGATGAAAAATAACAAAGAAATTAGAGTTTACTCTACTGACTGCGAGGTTCGTATGGACGAAAGTTCAGATGAGATTCAAGTTAGTGGGTACGCTTCATTATTCGAACACGAGAGCAGGGATTTAGGTTTTTACGAAACTATTTCACGAGGAGCTTTTGATGGTCGTTTAGATGATAACGTAATCTTAACTTACAACCACGACATGAACGCTATCTTAGATAGAAATCAAGGTGGTACGTTAAAACTTTCAATAGATGAAAGAGGATTAAGATACGATGGTACATTACCTAATACTTCTACAGGTCGAGATGTCGCAGAATTGATGCGTAGAGGGTTACTTTATGAATCTTCATTTGCTTTTACGGTAGAGGAAGATAAGTGGGTTGAAGAAGGAGATGTATATAAGAGAAGCATTACTAAAATCGGAAGATTGTTTGATGTTTCTATAGTTGGTGTTGGAGCTTATTCTAATACTGATGTTGCTTTACGTTCGATAGATAAGATGAAAGTCGATGCTAAAGAGATTGAAGCGAAGGTAATTAGCGATAGTGAAGAAACACTTAGAAAAATCAATCAATTACATAACGAATTACAACTAAAAAGCAAATTTTAAAGAGATGGAAAATTCTGTAGAATTACGTCAAGAACGTGCTGGTTTAATTCAAGAAGCTAGTGTAATGCTAGACGCTTGTAAAACCGAAGCTCGTGACTTTACTGAAACTGAAAAAGTTTCTTACGATGAGAAAATTAATCTTATCGACAAATTAAAAAAAGATATTGAAACGGTTGAACGTCAAGAGTCTTTAAATGCGGAAATCGCAACTAAAACTACTAAAGTAGAAAACACAATGAAAGAAGATAAAGAAGTGAGAGGTTACTCTCTATTTAAAGCTATCAACGGCTTAATGAACGGCAACTTAGA